GCCAAGTGGTCAAAATAAATACATTGGACATCCAAAACATGAGGTTAATATCACCGCTCTCGCCACCGACAGCGCCAAAGCGTGGCACGGTTGGGGAACGGCGTTAAAACCAGCACACGAACCTGCGGTCCTTGCTCGCAAGCCACTGACTGGCACCGTTGCTGATACTGTGATGACGTGGGGTGTCGGTGCGCTCAACATTGATGGGTGCAGGGTGGGAACATCAAAAGAAGTGCCAGGTTATTTTTCTAAAAAAGAAAAAACGGGCACTGGGTTTACTATTCCAGCAGTTAGTTATGGTTCAGGGCATGATGCCAACATCGGCCGCTGGCCTGCCAACGTCATCTTTGACGAGGAGGCGTCGCAGGTGCTGGATGAGCAGAGTGGGCATAGTGTGAGTAGTGGTAATATACGGCATAATCAAGGAACACCAAGCGTAGCGCGTGGAAAGTTTGTACCATTTAATGGTCAAGGTCACACCGACTCTGGCGGCGCATCACGCTTTTTCTACGTGGCCAAAGCGTCGAAGGCTGAGCGGGAGGCGGGGCTAGACAGTGACGGCGACCGTGCCAACCATCATCCCACGGTGAAGCCTATTGAGTTGATGCAGTATCTCATAAGACTCGTTACGCCAAAGGGCGGCACGGTGCTCGACCCGTTCATGGGCAGTGGGTCAACAGGATGTGCGGCAATGCTAGAAGGTGCCAACTTTATCGGCATCGACATCACGCCGGAATATGTTGACATATCAGAACGTAGAATAATACACTACGCAAATCAGAATCCGATGGAGTTGTAGTATGTTCGCCAGTGATATACGCCAGTGGTCTACCACTGATGCATTCAAGAGTCATCTTGCACAGCACAGTGCATCTGTATGTTCGTGGGTCAACTTCATTGTGCTTCATCATACGTACAAGCCAGTTGCACGTGACTGGCGTGGACTGCACAGTATGCACGCACTCAAACGCTACTATATGAGTCTTGGTTGGTCAGCAGGACCGCATCTGTTCATCTGTCATGGTGCACCGAATCCTGCACATGACGGCATATTTCAGCTGACACCACTAAACATGGTCGGCGTTCATGCAGGCACGTGCAATCCGCGGTCGATTGGCATTGAGGTCGTAGGCAACTTTGACGTTGATGTCTGGTCAGACCAGTTGACCACACTCGTCTGCACCACGATTGCACACCTCATGGACTGGCGTGGTCTACCATCACTTGCAATCACAGGACATCGAAACTGCAATAGTCCAAAGACGTGCCCTGGTCAAAATGTCATTATCCCTGATGTACGAAGCACAGTTGCACAGATTCGAGGTCGCTGATGCACACACAAGCATACTCATGGTTGCAGTCAGTAGCACAACAATACTCATGCACTGGACCAGTGTTGGAAATCGGTAGTATCAATATCAACGGGTCAGCTCGTGACCTGTGGGGACATCTGACTCCATACGTTGGTGTAGACATTGTTGCAGGACCAAATGTTGACTATGTTGTAGACATCAGTGACTGGAACGTTATCAATACACGTGCACAGCATGATGGTCTGCATCACGATTTCCGTACAATCATTTGTACAGAAGTGCTAGAACACGTTGACCCGCATCGTATCATTGCCGCAATGTTTCCGTACATGGCTGATACGTGTACTGTCATCATCACAGCGGCATCACTCAAACGAAAGCCGCACAGTGCTGATGGTGCACCTGATTTGAAACCAGATGAGTATTACAAAAATGTGAGTAAAGACCTACTCACAAAATTGTTATCACAAGTTCCGCTTTATGTGCGTATCATTGACATCAGTGTTACACTATCAGTAGATGAAACTGATGTCTATGCAGTTGCACACTATGAAAGTACACGAGTATGACTATTCGATTTAATACTGATTATCTCACTGCACTCGCCTATCGGTTAAAGCATCTACCAGGCAAGCACAACCAAGCTGAACACGGTCGAAAACGCGGCGGCGGCGGAAGTGGTGGAGCACTTACTGGTGATGCAGTAGGGCAAGAGTCAGCGCGATTAGGTACCGCAGTACGATGGGACCCAACAGCACGACAATCACCGACCAAAGTCAGCAGTGTTGAGGAAGCCTATCAGCAAATTGCGGCCGGCAACCTCGTGGAGCTAGACACACCAGAGCAAGCACACACCATGATTAAAGAACTTGGTGACTATGTAAAACGTGTGCAAGAAACCACGGGCCAAAAGTTGCCGAACCTGAATCTGTGTAAGGTGTCAGTGCCTGGTACGAATCTGTTCTGTGGTGCATCTATCGCCACCGACCAACATCCTGAAGGAGTGCCACGTGCAAAGATGCCACAGCTCAGTGGTACACCGAAACCTGGTAGTGATGCTGATGCACTGCCAAAGTCAAGTAATGGAGAGGTCAATATTGCACCAGGCTTCATTCAGTCACTTGCCGACCGTGGTATTGCATCAAGTGAGCGTAGTGTGCCGGCAAGTCAGCTCAAAGCATCACAGAGTGAACTAAAGGGCACAAACGTCAGCTTCTTTCTCTCTCCAAAAGGGCAACAAATTATCAATGATGAAATCATCTATGTGTCACGTGACGGATATGTCATTGATGGACATCACCGATGGGCTGGCAAGGTTGCACAGGACCTTGCAGACGGTCGAACCGGTGATGTCAAGATGAAAGTGCGTGTCATTGATATGCCTATCATGGAAGTACTTGATGCCGCATTAGACTATGCAGACCAAATCGGTCTGCAACCGAAAGGGGTCTAGTGTGCAACGTGAATCGGCTGTCACACGTAAAACTAGCCGACCATTGGGACAGAGAGGTCAGACCATTACACGAGTAACTTGATGAGTGCATCAAGTGCAAAATGCAAAGAACTGTGTGCCGCACAGTTACTCATTTACTACGGTAACGGAGTGGATAGTACCACGGATTGGCTATATCCGAAACAGTGAGCAATGCACTATCTCTCAGTAAATCATTGCAATCGTGTGTAGACTGGTGCAATATTCCGGAATCTGTTGTGCCAGTCTATTCACTCAGTAAAATATTTTGACCAGTGGTCAAATATTTTTATATCGGGGATGTAGTTTAACAAGAAAAACTATGCACGGGAATGGGAAATACCGTGCATGATGCAGGTGCAAGTCCTGCCGCCCCGACCATAAATTGACATGCATGGAGGTTTGACATGAGCATGAGCACGGGTCACAAGGAGAAACGACAGGAACGCATCATGCGAGCATTCGAGCTACGGAAAGCCGGCAAGACCTACCGTGAAATCGGCGATGCACTCGGATATTCGCATGAGATGGCACGCAAGGATATACAAGGGGTGCTTCAGGGGATTGCGGAGGAAACCATCGGAAGTGCCAAAGAGGTTTTGAGCATTGAGCTGGCGCGGCTAGATACACTGCAATATGCGGTCTGGTCGATGGCACGCACTGGTGACATATCGTGTATCAATACGATACTGAAAATCATGGAGCGGCGAGCAAAGCTATTGGGGCTGGATATATCTCGGAACGTGAATGTGATGGTCACAGCTGAGGACATTGCAAAGATGTCTGATGAGGAATTGCATGACATTATCTCCACCATCAGCACGAACACTAGCACTAGCTGAGCTAGAACGACGGCGGCGGCTAAAGCATCGGAATGTGCCAACGTTTCGTGGTGCCGCACTGGATATGCAGACGAATGAGCACGGAGAGTGCATCATTGCTGGACCATCAGAAACCGGCAAGACCTTCGCCATGCTGTATGCAGTGCACATGATGCTGATGAAATATCCGCGTGCACGGGCCACACTGGTGCGAAAAGTGCGGGCTACGATATACGGCACAGTGCTGGAGACCTGGAGGCGGGTCATTGAGTATGGAACCATGAGCGTGTCTGCATACGGTGGCGTGCAACCATCACTGTACATCTATGAGAATGGGTCGCGGCTATACATCGGTGGCATGGATAATCCAGGCAAGATTCTGTCTGGAGAGCGTGACGTGATAGCAGTGAATCAGACGGAAGAGCTAAGCTCAGACGATTGGGAGTATCTCATCACACGCACCACAGGTCGTGGTGCCGTCGTGCCATATCCTGCGACGATTGGTGATGCAAATCCGGCTGACCCTGACCACTGGATACTAAAGCGTGCACAGAGTGGAGCACTGCGAATGCTTCGAAGCTATCATGCAGATAATCCGTCATTGCATGATGGCGTTGATTGGACCGACCAGGGGCGCAGAAGCATCTCTCGTCTGCAAGGGCTAACCGGTGCACGGTATGCACGTCTGTATCAAGGTGAGTGGGTCGCTGATGATGGTGATGATGCATTCTTGCCTAGCATCGCCATGTGGGATGCGTGCGTGCAGGACGTGCCACCGCTGGACCTGCATACGCCAGTGGTGATTGCACTAGATGGTGCAGTGAGTGGTGATACGTTCGCCGCGGTGGTCGTGGGTCGGCATCCTGTCAATGCCGAAACCATTGTGGTGCATGATGTGCGTGTATGGTCGCCAGATGGTGCACTGGATTATGCAGACATTGAGCACAGCATACGACAGCTCATTGATGCCTACAACGTGGTGCAGATTGCGTACGACCCGTATCAGCTTCACTATCTTGCACAGCGATTGTCTGACGTGGTCTGGTGCAAAGCATTTCTGCAAACCAACGATAGACTGGCATCAGATGCCCAGCTTCGTGCACTGATTGTGCAACGTCGAATTGTGCACGACGGCACGCACACGATATTGCGACAGCATCTCGGCAACGCTGATGCAAAGGTGGATGAATCAGGGCACAAGCTTCGCATCGTGAAGCGCACAGCATCGGGCAAGATAGATGCGGCCGTTGCATTAAGCATGGCGGCATATCGTGCACTAGAATTGAATCTGTATTGAGAGGTGAGCTATGTCAGACGATACGCAAGTGCTGAAAAAGTCAGTCACTGCTGATGATGCAAATACTGTGAGGTCGAGTGGGCCAGTGAGTGTATTTGTCGGTCCTGCAAATCTATCCGCATTCTGGAACGGCACAGGTGGCATCATCGGGCATATAGCAGGTGCCACAGGTCTACCACACAACGGGTCCAAGCGTGCTGACGTGATTCTCTCAGAATCGGCACTCATTGAGGATATGTGGGCATCGGCACTATTCAAGAGCATCAGCAAACAGCTCGCACTCGGATTCACTATCACTGATGCAGGTGATAGTGCGAAACGGATTAAGCAGGCACAGCAGCTGATGCTGAAGTTTGACGGCAATTATGAGTATGGTCTATCACGGCATCTGCGTGATTTTCTGTGCTGTGACAATGGAGCATTCATTGAGGTCGTGCGACAAAGCTCAGCCGCGGGGTCAAAGGTCATCGGGCTTCGGCATCTGGATAGTCTGCGATGCTACAGAACGGGCGACCCACAGCGACCAGTGGTCTATGTAGACAGGGCTGGTGTGCAACACGTCTTGCGTGATGCTGATGTGCTGTATTTTGCAGATATGCCGTCGCCGCGTATGGAGATGTATGGGGTCGGTATCTGTGCGGCACGACGTGCATTCACGACGATTCTGAAAGTGGTCGCCATGGAAACCTACTTTCGCGAAAAGGTGAGCGGGTCGCGGAACCTTGCGATTCATATCGTGAACGGCATCACGGCACAGCAATTAGAGGGCGCTCTTGCATCGGCAGATACAGCACAGAAGGGCAAGGGCTTCGTGGTCTATCGTGGGTCTACGCTGATACCGATGCTGAAAGACGAACCACCATCACTGGTCACGATACCACTTGCGGAGATTGCAGACGGATTCAACGTGGAGCAGGAACGCCGCAATGCATATCTGACATATGCAAATGCAATCGGCATCTTTGTCGGTGAGATACAGCCACTCTCACAGCAGGGGCTAGGCACTGGCACGCAATCCGTCGTGCTGGCTGATGCGGCGGAGGGCACAGGTCTTGCGGCGTGGAGAAAGCAATTCGAGAATGCTATCACGCATGACGTGTTGCCAGACGCAACCACGTTCTATCTAGCGGTGGGCGATTATCAGGAGCGTAAGCAACGTGCTGATGGGCTAAGTGCCATGGGAAATGCACTGGTGGCACTCATTAATGCAAAAGTCATTGACACTGCACAAGCATTGAATGTGCTGGTTGATGAGCAGTATCTACCGAAAGAGTTTCTGCAAACCGATACGACCACAGGAAGTGTGACCACTGACAGTGAAAGTATGTCATCAGAAGCGGTGAATGCAAATCGTGAAGTAGACACAGTGAATGGTCAAAGCATGGAGGTAGAGAAACGGCCTGAGCTACGTGATGCACTTGCGTCGGTCGGCGAAAAGTTCAAAGCACTTCGCATGAACATGGCACGCACTGATGACACGTGGTCGGGAGACCCTCCATCACGTGTGCCAAAACATGCTGACGTGCTGAATAAGCTCATGAGCAAACGCATTGAAGCAAAGCGATTGGCAAGGAAAGTCCAATGAATGAGGAAGAGCTAGAACGTCTGCAACAGCTATTTGAGCACCGCAT